TATCTCGTGACCCTGTTGGTGACTTTACCGAAAAGGTTAAGATGGGGAGAGCTAAAGAAGGTGGTACAAAAAGGCAATACTCAAGCGATGCACTTGCTACAAAAACATTTGTTAGAGCCGATGAACATAAAGCATACGCTAAAAAAGAGTGGAAAAACTTTATGACTAACATGCCAAAGGGCCACATTACAAAGGCTGACATCCAAGCTAAGAGGAAAGAAATCTGGAAAAAACAATGGGAGTAGCTCTATGGCTGAACGTACAATAATGACAAAAGGCTTGGGTGGTAAAAAAGCCTCTGTAATCACATTTGGTAAAGTCGACCCCGATCTTAAAACATGGAAATACGGAGGTTGTGGTAAAAACCGATGCGGTATGCCATCTACCCCTAAAGAACACAAAGAAGAAAAGACTTGGATGAAAGAAGATGCCAAGTTCTATAGGAAAGCCGTACAAAATACAGGGTATGGTAAAAATAAGAAAGCCATGCAAAAGATCAGCGAAAGTGGTCTTGGCGTTAAAAGTGGCGAATGGTTAAAAGGATATGGCACTTAGTACAGAAAAGTTTATAGATTCTTTTGTTGAGACAGGAGATTATCTTGTCGCAATGAAAGATGCTGGTTCAACAGAGAAGAATGCCTATAAAGTCAAGTTAAAAGGCCGTGAGATTTTAGAAGCTAACCGAGATGAGGTTGACAAGAAGTTCAATGCCCGGTTGAAAGAAGGTGGCCCAAGAGCATTAGGTGTAATTGAACGCTTAATGGTTACTAGCGATAGTGATACTGTAAAGCTCAATGCGGCAAAAGAAATGCTTGACAGGGGTGGTCATAAGATATTTAATGAAATGGACACAGGACGTACCATAGAAGAGCTTAATGCACAATTAGTTGCCTTAGTCGGTAAAGATGGTGCTAAGATGCTCGTTGGTGCGTTTAAGAGTAGGAAAGTAATTACAGGCCCACAACTGACTGATGCATGAAAATTCACAGACATGGACGCATAAAGGTCTTGCAGAGGTAAGAAAGTATCCTTCAGATAAGAAGAAGCCTCAAGGAGAGGTGCTTAGACGTTTTAAAAGTGAAGATACTGCAAATAAGTGGGCAAAGTATAGATCCGATACACACCATTGGATGAAGAAATTCTATAATAAAAGTATCTTAACAAGAGGGTACGATAGACAAGAATCTAAATAAACAATGGCTAAAAAAAGTATCCTGACAAAAAGACCTATTATAACTGGTTATGGTCGTACTACTGGCTATAGTCATGCAGTGAAATTGAACCCTGCTAAAGTTGATCCTAAATTCGATAGTACCCCTGCCCCTCCTAAACAGCCTGTAACTACACTACCTAAAGGTGGTAAAAAGACTTTCCTCGTATCAGGAGCAAAAGACTTTGAATTTACTGAAGGTCACGAAAAGCAGTTAGTAAGAAACTTCAGGAACTTTGAAAAGAAGTATGGTTCCGCACAAATAGCACATGATTATAATCCTAGTAATAAGACCTCAGCTTTTGTAGCAAGAGTGGCAAAAAAGCATAATTTGCCAACAATGGAAGATAGGCCAATAAGCCATTCTGATTATAATCCTGAACCAAATAAAAAAGAAGGGTATAAGAATAGAGAAATTGCTAGACAAAAAGGAGTAGATGCAGGGAAAGTATTCAGGGTATCTTATTCTCAGGAAGGTAAATTAAGTGCTATTGCTCCTGATCGCTTAGAAAGAGATAACTGGAGAAATCGATTGGGTGAAATTAAAAAAGAAGGTCGTTGGCGTTCCCTGAAATTTAAGAAGAAAGATGGCAGTCCTAAGAAAAGTAAAAATACACAAGCATATAAACCTATTAATGCATTAATGGATGAAATAAGTGATCATCCTGTAGGTTCGGCAAAACGTGAAGCTGGTCTAGGTTATTTGAGAGAATATAATGAAGATTTAAAAACACGGTTGAATAGGCCATCAGCAGATGTTACAGACTTTTTATATAGACAAGAAGAAGGAAGTTTACCTAAAGGAGCAAAAATACGTTTTGAAATAGATGACATCGCAGATGCAGAAGCAAATCCAAGACCAAATTGGAAATCTGCAAAGATGGATATAATTAATCCTGAAAGGACAAAGGAAGGGAAACCGAAGTCAAAGTTTATATATCGAAAAGGTAAGAAGACACAAGGACAGTTTAAAACGTCTGCTACTAGGACATATTTAACATCTAATCCAACAGAAAGAAGATATGTAGAAAAGTTTGAAGATGCATATGATGAGGGTACTATAAGTGACAATGTTAAAGATAAGAAAAAATTTAAACCAGTAAATAAAACTCTTCTTACAGGGACTAAACAGGAAAATATAGAACTTGCTAAAAAGAATATCGGGCCTGATGCTTATGGTCAGTCATCTCTAACTCAATTTATGATGAGTAATGAGGAAGAACCAGAACATAAAGAAGCAAAACGTAAGTCATTACAAGATGTAAAATCCATAGATATAGAAGGTTCTACATCGGATAAAGGTGGTGGTGGTAATATTCAACGGCATCAAGAAACATATGGCGAAAAACAACAGAATGAGCTTACACAGGATCTTGAAAATATTGAGAAACAAAAACCAATTTATAAATCTATTGAAAGAAAAAATAAGAAACTAAAGAAAGCAGGGAAACCACCAATTACAGGTAAAACATTATTAACAAGACAACCTGATCCTCATAAATGGGATAGGCAATCTAAAACATTAGAACATATATCTGATGTTGATATGCCAAAAGAAACCCAAGCACAAAAGGATGCTAAAGTAAGAGCAAAAGTAAAAGAAGGTGCATATGGGGGCAGGGCAAAACATGGTAAGTTAAAATATAGACCACCAGTTAGGGGTGCATCGGCTCCGTTGAAAGCATTAACTCCATTTATTCTCGGTGGTGGTGCATTACAAATGTTACCTAATGAGGCATTTGGTGAACGTGCCGCTTCTAATGCGGAAAGAGCAAATATGAGAGTTAGAGGTGGAGGGGGGAGCAAAGCACCTCATTTAAGAAAGAGACAAGTTCCGCTTACAAAGTTATCGGCTAAGAAATATAGAAGATATGCATGAATAACGCAGAAAAGGCTATTGATATAGCAGAGAAGATTACTGAACTCTATGAAACTAATCGTCTGCTAGAATATGTGCCTTATGAGTATCAGAAACGATTCCATGATGCTAAAGACATGGGGGGTCGTTTGGCAAGGCAACGTCTGTTAATGGCGGCAAACAAAACTGGTAAAACATTTTGCGGTGCTTCAGAGTTGGCTTTTCACCTAACTGGACGATACCCCCAATGGTGGCAAGGTGCTAGGTTCTCAAGACCAATTACTGCATGGGCGGCTGGAAATACTACCGCTAATACAAGAGATATAGTACAAGCAGAACTACTCGGAGAACCGGGTGATGAAGACGAATTTGGTAAAGGCGCAATACCAAAACAATATATCTCTGGCGCACCCTTGAGAATGCCCGGTGTACCAAATGCATACCAGAGTTTGAATGTTAAACATGTATCTGGTAAAAACTCTAAATTGATATTCAAGTCCTATGAGCAGGGCAAGATGCAATGGATGGGTAAAGCTGTTGATGTTACTTGGTTAGATGAGGAACCGCCACAAGATATATATTCTCAAGCTCTAAGAGCCGCACTTAAAAGTGGTGGTATTGTCTTTATGACTTTCACCCCTGAGAGTGGGATGACCGAAGTTGTAACACAGTTTATGACGAAGTTAGGTCAGTCACAGGCTTTATATCATGCTACATGGGATGATGCGGTACACTTAGATGAAGATGTAAAGAAAGAGATTTTAGCCGCATTACCTCCGCATGAAAGAGATATGCGTTCTAAAGGAGTACCAGTTTTAGGTTCAGGACTTGTATTCCCTGTAAGTGAAGATGAATTGAAAGTTGAACCTTTTGCTATACCTGAACATTGGCCTAGACTATGTGGCTTAGATTTTGGTTGGGATCACCCTACTGCCGCAGTTTGGTTGGCATGGGATAGGGATACTGATAAGATATATGTTTATGACTGTTATCGTAAATCTGCTGAAACGCCTGTTATCCACTCAGCCGCTATTAGAGAAAGAGGTGATTGGGTTCCTGTCGTTTGGCCTCACGATGGTTCGCAACATGATAAAGGTTCAGGAAAGCCGTTAGCAGAGTTATATAGAAAGCAAGGTGTCAATATGGCACATAAGCATTTTGAGAACCCGAATGGTGGTATTTCAGTAGAACCGGGAATCATGGATATGCTTCAGAGAATGCAAACTGGTAGATTTAAAGTATTTAATTACTTGAATTTATGGTTTGAAGAACTTAGGATGTATCATAGGAAAGAAGGTAAGATAGTAAAAATACATGATGATTTGATGAGTGCAACTAGA